AAAAAAGTAATTCTCCCCATAAACTTGGATCAATCCTATTATTCCTATAGACAGCTACAATCTCGTAGCTATTATTCATAACAACTGCAGCACTGTAGTCCTGACCTACCCCAAGAGAGACATCAGCCCCAATAACATAGGGTTCTTCCCACTTAGGGTACTCATATATAGAAAGATTACCTTCTTTGTTTTCATCAAACATCTTACTGTAAGGATCCCACTCACTACGCCTCTGTTCTGCCATAGGTATTAGAGAGTTTAATCTTTCAATGTTAAATACATTAGAACCAGACACAATAAAAGCTTCATCTGCAGTAGCAGGGTACTCCTGTTGAAACTTAAGCTTACCACCTTCGGCAATCTTTAGTCTCCTCCAGTATATCTGATCATAATCTAGACCATAGTTCTCTACTAGCTCTTCTTCTTCCTTCATTAACTCCATACCTTCAGGTGCTGTACGTCTATATTCTGGAGTTATATACCACGGTAAAAATATTGGTAAGTATTCGTTCTCCCCTGCAACAGCACCCTTCCATAATCTATAGAATTCTCCTTGAGCACCATTAGCTGTAGACTCTAGGATAACCTCTGTACCCTCTGCTTGTGATATACCTTGGAATAAACCAGCTAATATCTTCTCATCGTGAGTCCAGAAGGCAATCTCTGAGAGATGTGCTATGGTTGGTGTAGTTCCCCTACCTGCTTCAGGGGATCCAGCTGTATATAGCCTGTAAGAGCCTACAGCATCCTTATCTTTATATGCAGGTGACTGGATCTTAATCTCTTTAGCGTTAGATGTGATCTCATTTGGTACTAAGTTACCCTCCATGTTCCTGATAAGGTTCTTAGACATACTAAACAAAGCATCAGATGTAGCAGAATCATGTGCCATAACTACAGATCTAGAGTGTGGGGAGAAGTAAGACTTCCAAAAGACCCTACCAGCACAGTATGTAGAGATACCTTGCTGCCTAGCCTTTAGGATAATAGCTCTAACTCTACCAGTATTCTTGAATTGCTCATCTAAAGCTTCTGTAATCTTTATTTGACACTCATTGAACTCAAAAGGTATGAAGCCTACACTAGTATCCTTAGTTATTATCTTGATTTGTTCCTGGGCAAAGGAGGAGAAGTCTTTCTCATACCCCTTTAGTTTATTCCTTTTCTCTTTTTCATTAAGAAGAGACATTATCTCCTTGTTATCCATCCCTATCTCCTGTGTTACATTGTCCCTATAAGGGACTTAGAGGATATGTTGTAGTATTTTGTAGAATTGTATGTATCTGTAGGGGTTTCGTATACCCCCTTGAGAGCTTAAGGAGACATGAGAATAACTATTTATTATCACTATACCCTTATTTATTTCTGTACCCCCCTATTAACTCCTTAGAGACTCTCTCAGTGACCTAATCAGTGTAGATACTGTGGGACTCCCTGAGAGTCTTAAAGGTTCTGAGAGGCTCTCTAAGGGATTCTAAAGGAATGTGATCACATAGAGTCTAGCGGGAGTAGTGATGTGCTGTAAGATTCTGTAAGAGGTACTGTGGGGATCATGTTCTCTAAGTTCCTTATAGGGAGAGTTCCCTTACCCTACCCTTAAGTTATCTATATGTATAGTACTTCTCTTAGAGTTCTGATAGATCAGATAGCTCTGGTAGCAACTGTAAAGGTAGACACTAACTTGATCTCTGTCTGTTAAGTCTGGGATCTGTCGGCAGGCTCCAGATCTTAGAAGAATAATGTGTCTCTTGAAAGGAGAACCCGATGCCTATAAACATATGGTACAGTACTGATGAATGTCGTGAGCTGAGTAACTTAGCTTTACGTCCATTCACCGATGATGCTGGTAATAAATACCAAAGTGTAGAACACGCTTATCAATCTTGGAAAGGTGGTGAATTTGACATAGCTACTTATAATAAAAGATGGGATAAAGCTGGAACAAAACACGTTGGTAAACTTGGAACTAAGACCAAGAATAACTGGAATATATTACTTATGTATAAAATAATGAGGAAAAGCTTTCTTCAGAATCCTAAATCTCGTAAAGCTCTTAGAGATACTGGTAATGAAACCATAACACATACGCAAGATCGTGGTGTGTGGAAGAAACAGTTCCCTCAGATATTAATGCAAATAAGAAACTCTTGAAAGGAGTTAACTATGGTACACTTATGTAAACCATCACCTATCTCTGGTGAAAGTACCTGCATGACATTCAATGTCGATCCAATGGTGTTCGATGATTGCTTTGTTGCGTGGACAGAAGGTAGCTTAATACAAGATGCCTTTCCTATGCTTAATGCTGATGAGCGTGAGTTCCTTATGACAGGAATGACAGTTGCTGATTGGAATCGGGTGTGGGCATGATGGAACTATTACTTCTCTTGGGAACCTTCGGGTTCTCAATCGCATGGTGCTTATTCTTATATGTACCTATAGATTAAACTCTTGAAAGGAGTTAACAATGGCTAATGAAAGTGGCTACAGTATGACTATGATTATCCAGAATGAGAAGACAAGTAAAGTATCTACTCTCTTCTATCGTCTAGATGATTCTAACAGGTCAATAGATCCAATCGTAAAAGGTTGGGAAGAGTCGGGGCATACTGTCCTGTCTATAAGCTTTGTCAGAGGAGGCAGGGGTCCAGAATGAGTGGATATGACATAACAAATAGGTTGCGACTCAAACTGACTCGTGACTATGAACTATCTCTAATTCAACCAAAGGGGGCTACTACAATCGAAGTAGCTCTCATAAACCCAGAAGGGGACATAGAAGAGTTTTCGTCTGCGTTGTTTGAGGAACCTGATCAAGTACATCAGAATCTATCAGCGCAAGAATTAATCACAGCTATATCAAGAGCTGAAACCCACATAAGAAGGAACGCCTACTATGGCAACTAATAAAGCACAGGCTATTGAAGCCACAATGAAGAAATATCCTACGATGACAAAAGCGAAAGCCACATACTACGTTGAAGAAGTCTTAGGATACTTCAAGTAATGTTCTGGCTAGAGTGGCTGTTCATTACAGGTTGGATGATCTTTTGCATATGGTATGCTTGGGATCACTATCAGGAACTTATAGGAAATCGTCCTAATAAGTAAAATCCTTTAGGGGTTCGACCACAGGGGCCGAACTTTTAAAGACTAAATCATCTAAATCCATATAAAGGAATATAACTATGGAATTCACTCCACGTAATCTAAAACTTGAAGATGTAACTTGCGACTTCCCTAGGTTTGTCACTCCAAAAGAGGGCTTAACTCCAGGAAAAAGACAGTACGAATGTAAAGCAAAATTCAAAACAGCAGAAGCTGCAAAGTATGCTGAAGATAATCACCTAAATGTCAAAACAGATGCAGATGGTATCAAGTACGTATCCTTAAAGCGTAATGAACTACGAGCAAATGGTGAGCCTAATGGTCCACCTAGGGTTGTTGATGGTAATAATAAAAACATAGATGCAAGTAAAATCGGTAATGGTTCTACTATCAATGTTATATTGTACCAATTGGCATACGATACAGCTGGACGTAAAGGTATCTTCAGTTCACTCACAGCTGTTCAAGTAACAGACTTAGTTGAGTACACTGGTAGTGCTAACGAAATGCAATTTGATATTGTTGGTGGTGGTTCTATTACACCCACTGATAGTCCAAATGAAGCTGCCGATTTATTCTAATACGTCTTAAGATCTGAGCATATCTATAAACTGCTCAACATTAATTATATTTGTGGATCTAAGTCACACTCCCCGCTGTTTATCTTTTGAATGAGATATTAGCCGTTCTAGGTGCCTTCTTTCCAGATGAGGATCTGCGTGTGAGTCTGTAGCTAAAAGAATTTAAGTTAGTAGACTCTCTGGAACACATAAGATTAACTTAGATCCACAAATGTAATTAAGGGAAACAAGCTACAAGGTGTAGCAGGTGACTGTAAATCATCCGAGGTGACTCATGGTTGGTTCGATTCCAGCGTTTCCCACCAATATCCCAAGAGAACTGAAAGGTTCTCTTGGGATCTATTTTTTTTAAGAAAGGAATCCCCAAGAGGGGATACGATTATAAAAAAGTCCTCAAGGAGACTTTTAGCAATTCGCCCACAGGGGGCGAATTTAAGAAGATTGCATCCTTCGGATACATCTATATTTTAAAAAGAAAAGTACCCTATCGGGAACTTTAAGAAACTAAAAAATCTCTTAAAGATTTTTTAGTATGACTTGGCGAGGACCGACAAAGCGCACTCAAAATTCTAGAGGCAATTAATATTTCATTTATAATATATCTAGCTATGGCAATATATGTTCTCATAGCTGTAATACTCAAACGACCATAACTTTATTAGTCAGGAAAGGCTATCGTAATGACAACAGTAAATCCAATCGGACGTAACAATTTACAATTTCGCCGAACAACAAAACGGTATGGTAAACCAGTAGGATCATTCTCTAATCACCAAGGATACCTTTCTGTCGCTCGTGATGTAGAATCAGGACAGTTTGTATCACGTACAAAACTGTCTATTGCTACAGTAGATCGTATTCGCAATGTAATTAAACTAAGAGGTTTCAACTAATAATGACAGATAACCATAGTGCTGGCTCTCAATTACACAACATCTTCTGGACTGCAGAAGGTGATGTAGTAATTGAAATAGCGGAAAGGGCATTGATACTTCCTCGTATAGAAGCAGAGTCTCTATTCGTTGATCTTGGCTTTGTGTTAAAAGACATGGCCCACGCATCTGATGTGCTAGAAGATGAGAAAGAAACTCTGGCTGAATTGGCTGATGTCTAACATTATAGACTTTCAAAAACAAAAAAGAGTTGTGGAATATCGTAGAATTGCACAACTCTTTAATGTCGTAATGTACATAGGCACTAACGATGAATACGAAATAGACATGGAATGTAACGAAGACTACGATGCATTAGCTATCTTTAGTGGATTAGAAGTATTATATGCTAAATATGGAATCGAACACGGATTCCTTGGAGATACAGATGATCAAAAGGAAGATGAGTAACTATGACGTAACTATCACAATCACAAAAACATTTGTAATTCCAGCATATGATAAGGAAACAGCTTTTGATAAAGTGATTAAACTTGGCATTGATAAAACACTAAAAGATGCTGTATATACAACTTCAATTAAAAGATCGGAGAGTCGTAATGCCTAATCATTGTTATCAACAAGTAACACTCACTGGTTCTATGGACCTTATGAGGATAATATACGATGAACTGCGTAAATCAGTTGTCGGAGAAAATGAACCAGAACTATTACAACTAATCATACCAATGCCATTTAAAATGAATAAATACTTTGAAGATGAAAATGGTAACTTCAATGCTGAATGGTATGATTGGCGAGTAGAAAACTGGGGTTGTAAATGGGATGTAGCAGAAGTAGAAATATATGATTCCTCATGGGATACTGATGGTAACGTCTTACCTGAATTTATAACAGGAACAGCATTGCCAGATCATTCAAAAGATGATTACTTTGTAACCTTCAACTGTTGGACTGCTTGGGGTCCACCTATCCATGTGTGGGAACACTTACAAGAACTTGGAATTCATGTAGATGCTGACTATCAGGATGAAGGTGGTATGTTTGAAGGTTCTTTCGTTAATGGAGTACATGATCAATGGGAGCCTGATGAAGGTGAAGATATCGATGATGAATAGAGAAATAGAAGAAAAGGAATAACAATGGCTCATGCTGCTGTTCATATATCAAAAATGACAGGTAAACTTGAGGGTTTTCGTGCTATCAGTACTAACACTCTCACTAATGACTACTGCGTTTTTCAAAATGAACGTGCAGTAGGTAATAAAACAGATAACATCTGTGGAGATTGCTACAGTCACACTATGCTCAAAGGCTATCGTAAGAACATGGCTCCAGCATTACAACGTAACAGCGACTTACTGTCCTCCCGTCCTCTAAAACTACAAGAAATTCCCAGGATAAATGATGCAGTGTTTCGTTTCTCTGCTCATGGGGAACTCATCAATGATCAACATATGCAAAACCTTATGGCTATCACTATTGATAATCCTTGGTGTACATTTGCTCTTTGGACTAAACGTGTAGATATTGTTTTTCGTTGGTTGCGTAATAATAAAAAACCAGCAAACTTAAATCTAATCTATTCAAACCCAAAGAAATCACACATACTGACAAAACCCCCAAAAGGTTTTGACAAAACATTCAATAACGTATTAGTAGATGAATACGTTGACAGACAAAACTGCACTGGTCAAAAGTGTCAGGACTGTCGCATCTGCTATACAAACAATGATGTAACAACTATTATAGAGAAGGTTAAGAAATACTGATGAAAACTATAATACACGTTAATCAACACATAATAAAAAGCAACAGCAAGACGGGTTCAATAGATCCTGTCTTGACTGTGAAAACCTATAAATCAAACACTTACACAA